TTGTAATTCCAATTAACAATGTTTTCTGGTGTATAAATAGACATATACGGTCTAATGTCTTGTGATAGTTCTTCTGCTCTAGTTTTTGCATTGGTTTGTGGCTTGTCAATAATAACCCAACAATTACCATATATACTGGCATTCATTTGAACCTCACGCATAACAGTATCAAATGACCTACCGTCTAAATCAGCATCAGCAATAAATGATTCTAATTGTGGGTCACCGTCTAATGTTCCATATTCCCTTGTAGGTGGAACTCGCCATAAAAAACTTGTATAAATTTGCACTACATTTTTACAGTGATTGTCAATAGGTGTGTGCCTTACTCGTTGATCATATTCTTCTGGACTTTCTAAAATGTATCTGTGTAAATAATAACCATTTGTGTAATCACGACCACCTAAATAGCTACGAATAAAAAACTCCCAATTATCTACATTCTTATGCCATAGATCATGTTTAGTTTTTAAAAATTTTTTGTCCATTAACTCCACCTACTTGGAGGGCTCGGTTTAAATTCCCTTTTTAGTGGGTAATTATATTCTATCATATATCCTAATGCATCGTTAAAATGATCGTAACCACTATCTTTGTCAGGTATATGCGTTCCCTCTTTGTATATCTGTCTTTCTATGCTTTTAATCACATTTTTGCAAGATTTTAAAATATACAAACTATTTATACCTTTTGCGTTTTTTAGTTTTGCATTAACTGAATTTATTCTATCCCTTACTAATGGTGCAGTGCTTCTTGTCTTTACTTCAAACCCTGCATTTTTTAATATTGCTAAATCAGTCAAACCACCAGCAGATGTTTTGCGTTGCCTTGCACTTGGATCAGGATAAATAATTGATTTGTTTTTATATCTGCGTTTTATTTCTTCAACCATTTCATTTGTATTTGACGACCATATTTGTATCTCATCTATAACATAAATAATATCATTTTCTATTATAGAAACAACAGCACACATAGGGTCAACATTAAAATCTAATCCAATATGTAAAGTTTTGTATGTGTTTTCATAATGCTCAATAATGTTTTTATTTCTATCAAAATTATAATAAATCATACCAGCATAATTAACAAACGATGCCATGTACTCTTGTTGAAAAGTTCTTTCGTCTAAATCATCTCTAGCTTGATCTATTTCTTGTTGAGGAACTTGTAATCCCTCAAGAGTTGTATATTTAAAACTTTGCCATTCTCTATCTGATTGACCTTTAACATACATGTCATATCCCCAGTTACCAAAACCTCTAGGAGTGCCACAAAATAAAGCATGCCCTTGTGTATCACTAAGAGTAGGTCTCAATACTTCATACCAAGCAACAGGACTTATGTCAGCAAACTCGTCCATAACTAAAAAATCTAAACCTATACCACGCAAGCTATTTTCATTATCTGCACCACGAAGCGATATTTTTGAATTGTTACGCAATGTTACAGTCAAATCACTGTTATTTATTTCTGATAACCAATTATGCTTACGCAATCTTTGTACTAATTCTTGCCAACATATCGCTTTTGCTTGTCTATAAGTGGGTGCTACATACCAAACTTTTCTATTAGGAAACCTTGCAAATCTAGCAAGTTCATGGATTGCTAGGAAAGTTTTGCCAAATCTTCTACCTGTAATTAATATCCTAAAGCGAGAGGGATTATTTATTACCTCTGCTTGAGGTTTAGTTAGTGGCATTAAACAAGGTCAGTATTCCAAGGCAATGGTTCTGATTCTTCAGATGTTTCAACCTTATCTTTCATACCTAGATAATTTTTAGAAAGCCATATTAACATTGTCGTATTACCTCGCATAGCTTTATCAAACATAGCTCTTCGTAATGACCTTTTGCCCATATCCCATCCCTTTTTTATAGGGGGGTCAAAATTACGCTTTAATGTGCTTACTGATACACCACAAAAGTTTGCAATCTCTTCACGAGTACACTGCATTGCTGCTAGTTTTTCTATATCTTCTAGGGTATATGGCAGTTCTTTTTTAGGTCTGCCTACCTTTTTTTTCTCTGTCATTTAATCCTCTTTCCCCTGAGTTATGGGTAATTTAACTTAATTTTGACTTTTTATCTTTTTTTCCTCCTTTGGTCAATCAACCTTACCTCTGGATACTTACCTTTTGATTTTGTATTGCGTTTACAAAACATTGGAAAAGTTTTTAATAACCATTGTACTGCTGTTTCTTCATATTCAACAGTTCTATAATTTTGTATGCCACCTTTTTCTGAATAATATTTTGTTTTGGGTGCTACATAATTAAATCTAGTTACACCACCATCAGCAATATAATATCTTATTGATCTTTCAAAATCTTCTTTACCATACTCTGGATTTGTTGAAACATATGCTTTTTTTTCATGATTATTTCGCCAACCATAAAAACAAGCTACAATATATTTTAGGTTAAATGTTACATTGTTTTTCATAAAATAAGGATTTATTACAGGATTAACTCCCCACATATCTATTTTTCTATCAAGTGATATTGTGAATGCCTGTTCAACAAAATCTACTAAACTGTTTAACTGTGTTGTATTTTTGTCATCAACTTTCATAGCCACCATGTCTATATCGTCATCTATACCTAAAATAAGTTCATCTTCTTTATAATAATTAACTATAAAATTGCGTTGAGTGTTCACATGTTTTGTATTGCTTATTATTATATTAACAGGATAATCTTTTAAATTTTCTCTATATGCTTGTTCCTCATTAGGGTTACTCAAGAATATATCTACTTTTGCCATGTCAATATCTGTTTGTTTTAAGTAATTTAATGTTTTTTTTGTAATAGTTTCTGCTCTTGATATTGATGGTATAGCAACTCTAAAATTCATAATCCCTCCATATATTGTTGGACTGTGCCTAATTGACTTGGAATATGCCTTTTGATTATTGCAGTCGTTATATACCAATTAAATCTAAATTTTTTGTGAACAAACCAATCTTTAAAATTTAACATTAAATCAAATGCTTTTTGTTTTTTTTCTTTTTTGTTTATGTGTATTTCAACTGCTAATTCTTCTACAAAATCTGGCAAAATATTTTTTTCTAATAAAAAAAACTCGCCACCCTCGCAATCTATTTTGACAATGTTTGGTTGATGTTTATGTAATTCATCTAAAAAATTTACTGCAGGCACTGTAATTTTTGGACAATTTTTTATAGGTAATATGCTGTTGCAACTGTGATATTTATGATGAATATAAAAATCTATTTCTTTGCGATTATCAATAATAACAGCTTTTTGATTTAGTTCTGATCTACGACCAACATTATCTTTTAATATTTCAAATGTTTCTGGCATAGGTTCATAAGAGATACATTTTTTTGCACCACTTTCTAATGCTAGATTTGTTGTTGCCCCGATATGAGCTCCAATATCCATAAAGGTTGCATTTTTAAAATTTAATTTTTTATATTGTGATTGTTCTCTAATAACAAATAACTCTTTTAATTCATCTCTATAAACTAAACCTGTTTTGTCATCATGTTTAAGCATGCTTAATCCTTTCTAATTCTTGACTTGCACTGCCACATTCAGTCATTTTTTCCCTAAAATAAGCCACTATTGAGATTCTTTCTGCATTGCCGATAGGTTTTATTTCTGTGTTACCATGCAGTTCATGAACATCAAAAAATGCTAAATCACAACTACGAACATCAACGCCCACACCATATTTCGGTATTATAGTATATGCACCTTTATAATCGCCAGCTTGCAAAACTCCTAGATTACCGAACCCCTCTTTTAAATCGCCAGCATCATAATGACATGCAGTCCTAAAATTTTTATTTACTGTAATTGTAGTAAAGGGTGTTTCTGGTATTTTAAAATCTTCATGAGTATTATCCCATGCTTTTTTTTGTGGTTCATATCTTTCTGGTATGTATCTTTTAAATAAATCACCAATATATTTTACATAAGGTAAAGTTTTTTTATATTCTTCAAAATATTTTCGTGTGAACTCTGTAGTCCTACAATA